ACTACCATCTGTATACAATCTGTTATTCATTTTATTAAATATAGAATGTTTTCTTTAAGATTCGTCGTATAGTATCGACATATCAGCTTTAACATCGAGCATATCCTCCACGTCAGCTTCGATCATAGAATCTTGTGTGGGGTATGCGACACATAACAAAGCAAACCCGCTATTAACCTGTGCATCGTTTAAAAATGATTGTTCTGATTGATCTATCCCACCCCATACGAGTTTCGCTGTACACGCCGAACACATACCCGTGCGACACGAATACGGAAGTTCTATGTTATTATTTTCCGCCGCATCCAATATGTATGTAGACTTATCACACTCAAAAGAGTGTTGCCCCATAGGTGTACGAAGTGTAATTTTAAAATTTTCGCGAACCTTAGGAACACGGGAATGACCAGAAGGATTCGCGACAGCGTATACCGAAGCCATTATTATAGTATCCTGTTAAATTTTTCTTCAACTTTAAAAAGTATGATTTAATACTTTTTAAAGTTGAATTATTAATTAATTTTAATAGCAAATACAAATTTGATTTGTATGCTTAGTTAGAGAAGGCAAGACCACCCATACCCGACTGGATGCGGAGGACATTGTAGTTGACCGCGAACATGTTGAGGGTGAGGGGCTCGCCCGCCCCCGTGCTGGCGGCGTTAATAGCAACCTGCGCGTTATCAATGCGGGAGAAGTTGCACGTGCCGGTAGGCTGGTGCTCCTCGGGCTTGAGCGCGAAGGAGTAGGAGTAAATACCGGGCATGGGGGTACCGGAGTGGTGGTTGTAGGGCTGGACGGAGTTGAAATACTTGGAACCCTGCTCCTTGAACCTGTCCTGACCGTTGAGAACGAGCTTCATGTCAGTCATGTTAGAGGCAGCATCCTCATCAAAAGTGGTGGCGGCACCGCCAGTGTTGTGAATCCTGGGGCAGTTGCCAAGATCGGCGGCGATCTGACCCTCAGCGGCGAGGGCACCGATGTCAGTGGTCAACTGAGGCTGACCGGCAGCGACGTTCTTGGTGAAGTTCCACATGCTGTTGAGAGTCTTGGCAGATTGGGAGAGGCACCACACGAGCTCCTTGACGGGGTGGTTGAACGAAAGCCTCTTCTGGTTCGAACCGGCGGAGAGGGTATCAGTTCCAGTGTGCTGAACCTGCTCAATGAGGTATTCGTGGCCCTTCTGGGCAAATCGCCTACGCTCCTCAGTGTCGAGGTAGATGTAATTGGCGTATACCTTGAAAGAGGAAGCGACCGCGTAGTCAGCGATTTCCTGAGTTAAATCGAAATCGAGACGGACTTCATGGTACTGCAGGGCAATTAGTGGGAGGGCGAGTCCAGGATTGCGGTTAAAGAAGAAAATAAGAGGAAGGTATACCTTCGCACCGGCGACACCGGAAGTCATCTTACCGTAGTTAACCTTCTTAGAGGCATCGAGGTAAAGCTCGGAGTAAAGCCTCCACCAGGTCTGGTAGTGCTTGTCAATCCTTTGTCCGCCAATTGATAACTCAACATCCTTGATCGCACGCTCGGCGATCCACTCGTTGGAATGGCCTCCCACAGCGTCAGTGGAAGTAGTAATGACACCCGCGGCAGCCTCCATCTCTACGTACATGTCAGCGACGAGATCACCGTTACGAGCGACGGTGACAGAGACGCGACCGGAAGGAGCGGCAGTACCGTTGACGGTCTGCTCGATGTTCTCCATAGCGAAGTTAGTGTGGCGACGGTAAACCGCCTGAAAGAAAGTAACCTTAGGGTTGCCAGTCAGATAGACATCCTGGGCTCCGTAAGCGACGAGTTGCATAAGACCACCGGCCATTTTTGTGTTGTTGTACTATATAGCAAGAAAATAATTTCGGACAAAGTGCGAAAAAAACGTACCGATTTTTCCTGAACATAAATAAATGTCCGATACCGAAGAACCAACTCAGATGGAAATTGATGAAGAGGAAATCACCGATGAAGAGGAAATCACCGATGAAGAGGAAATCGCCGATGAAGAGGAAGAAGTTGATATGAATGAATATGAATATGAGGATGAAGATGATATCGAGCAATACATGACAGTGGAAACTTTATTGGGTTCCACACTCATGACGGAAGATGGTGATACTATATGTAGTGCCCTGGTAAACATGGGTCGACAACTCGAAATCCAAAATAAAATTTTAGTCAAACTTTTGACCACCCTCCAAAAATAGTAGCTTAGAAAAATGAAGTATTATAATAGAAATGTCAGAAGCGACACATTTCATTAATGAAAGTGCAGACCCGAACGAAGCGAACCAAGCGCTATGGGCGAACGAAATTAAAACTTTCAATAATGAAAAGCTCGTATCCCACCTATCAGAACTCGAAGAGTATTGGGACATATATCACAAAAACGACCCTAAGATTCCCTATCGTCTAGGGTATAATATGTTTTTCTTACCCGACGAACTTGACCAAAAAGGTATGCCCAAAATCATAGACATAGAACGTGTCGTGACTAAATACGTACAGATCCGTGATCATGTTTGTGAAATTTATCACAAAGCCAACGAACTTAAAATGCTGGAAGAATTGGATAAAAATGATCAGGATACAACACTCGCCACTCGTATAAACCGTCTCATCGATCAAGTAGATGATGCGTGGACGATCGTTTTCCGTGCTGCGCGTATCATGGAACGAGTGAATAATCCAACATACGTACCCATTAACCCCGAATCCGATCCTGCTATTTTCCGAATGTCTACTATAAATAAAGTAGACGAATTATCACCTTATCAGCAATCTATCATGCAGTGTCTTAAGCACTTATATTCACACAATATTAGGCGGTACAAGGGGTATTGTTGTGAACAGATCATGACTAAGACTGGATGCCCTTCCAGAGCTTGGAAGCCTAAACAAAGTATAAGTGAGTTTGTGTATAGTGTCGGTAGAAAGGAAACTTGGTTCGATTTATGGAAGAATCTCACTTCAAGGGGTACGGGCTATAAAGATGTCATAACGCATCTTACAAATATAAACGATATGCAGTTTCCCGATATTACAAAGAATAGACATGTGTGGTCTTTTGATAATGGTGTTTTTGTAGCGAAGAAATGGTCCGATAAAACGGGTTTGTACACCGCAGAGTTTTATGATTATGAATCTAAAGAGTTTAAGAGTCTCGATCAGTCTATCGTGAGCTGTAAATATTTCGATCAAGAATTTCCTAATTACAGCCACCTCGAGGATTGGTACGATATACCAACTCCACATTTCAAATCAATCTTTGATTACCAACAGTTTGATGAAGATGTTGCGAGATGGATTTATGTCATGTGTGGGCGCTTGTGTTATGACGTGAATGACATAGATGGATGGCAAGTTATCCCGTTCCTAAAGGGTGTGGCGAGATCCGGTAAATCGACTATCATCACGAAGGTTCTGCGTAAGTTTTATTGCACGGAGGATGTTAAAACACTCTCAAACAACGTTGAAAGGAAATTCGGTCTTTCTGCTATCAAGGATGCTTTCATGTTTATCGCTCCTGAAGTCAAGAACGATTTGGCACTCGAACAAGCAGAGTTTCAGTCTATCGTGAGCGGTGAAGATGTATCTATCGCAGTAAAACACGAGAAGGCACATTCTATGGAATGGAGGACGCCAGGTATTTTGGGGGGTAATGAAGTTCCACATTGGAAGGATAATTCTGGAAGTGTCCTCCGCCGCATTCTCACCGTAAACTTTGGAAAGCAAGTGAAGGATGCGGATCCCACTCTAGAACATAAGCTCGAGGCGGAATTGCCTTGCATTTTACAAAAGTGTGTACGCGCATATTTAGAATACGCACAAAAATACGCTAAGAAAGACATTTGGAACGTCGTACCCAGTTATTTCAAAGATATTCAAAAGCAGATTGCGGGTGCTGTATCCACATTGGAGAATTTTATGCAGTCGCATCATATAAAAATCGATCCCGAGGAGTTCTGTACCGTGACAGAGTTTGTAAAGAAATTCAATACCTATTGCTCAGATAATAACCTCGGTAAACCTAAGTTTGGGTACGATTTCTATATCGGCCCTTTCAGCCAACGCGATATATACGTGAAACACGACACGCGCCAATATGGTGAAAAGTATATCGTGAATCAACAATTCATTTTCGGATTGGGTCTCATTGAAGAGAATCCCATGAGTGGAAATATGTTTGGAAATGATGACTAATTTAAAAGGAAAAGACCACGTGTACGTATGGAATGCCCACGAGAGGTTTTTTTAAGAAATCTTAGAACCAAAAAGGGTGTAGACGTAGATACGATTAACCCAGATCATTACGATATAGATATTCGTGAAAAAATAGCAGATCTCATGTATGTGATCATATGTAATTATATTAGTCAAACGAGGAACGAAGGAAATCAATATGGAATTGGGAAAATGGAAGAAGCATATTTTTGCACATCAGATTTTGTCACTACAGAAGATGCAGAAAAATGGATAGAAATGAATAGAGACCCAGACGATTTAAATCTCATAGTCTATATTTACGATAATTTAAAAAATATGGAATCTTGTCAGCATAAAAGAAGCTTACTTTACTTAACTAACATGTTATACTTTTATTTATAAGTTTGTGTGGTTCAGATACCTGCTTTAAGTGTTTCGCATGGTACGAAAAGTCGTAGGGTGTAAATAGACCCTTTATTTTACCAGATACAGCGAATGCTTCATATTCATGGGACACACCCGTACACACAGAAACGAACTCTAAACGAAGCAATCTATCTTCTAACATCATAAACTCTTTAAGAGATTCGGGGGACGCACCATCTTTCTTTATTTTTTCATACATCTCTTTCGATTGTCCATTGGATATATGAAAAAACGACGTTTTATACCCTAGAACACCCACCTCTTTATTGGCCTGATTCCTGGAAATGAATAAAATTAAGAGTACCAATATTAACAATACTGGTATCATTTAATACTTGTCAATAATTTATTTAAGTGTAATTTTGACGTAGCCATGGTCCCCAGAATTCAAAGAAGTGTTTTGGGTCGCTCCGAGTGATGAGTAAGAAGAACCACCACCCCCACCCACATCGCCTCTGTGGTTATTTGGGTGCCCACCTCCTCCTCCAGAGTATCCCCCACCTCCACCCGAGTGGTAATAACCATGACCGGTACTAGCGCACCTTGGTCTATATGCTGACCCACCCCCACCAAACCCACCGAACCCGACCTCTCCGCCACAACTCGCAGCTCCACCGTGGCTGCCACCTACACATCCATTATAAAAGGATTGGGCTGCGGCAAATCCGAAGTCGTTTCCGTATACGTCGCGAGTCCTTTCGGGATCTTCAGATTGTCCATTCCCCAAAAATCCGGCACCACCCTGCCCCGAAGCATGGGCGCCGTTTGTTCGGTGGACAACTGGCTCGTGGGGAGGGAAATAATCCAGCTTTTCCCCTATCTTGCCTCCGTAACCATCCTTACCACCTTCTCCTGACCACGTAGTCTTCTTCTTGTAAGGAGAGTCCTCCGCGGATCCACGGTGGCCACCACGCAAATCATCCCCAGCACCGGCTGGATCTTGGAAAGTCGCATTTCCAAAATCCGGATTACACAGCTCGAGTGTTCGTTTCTTGCAGTCTTCCGAGGCGGTCGATAGGGGTGGGCAATCATTCCAGCCATATGGAATTTTCTTGTCCGAGGCGAGGTGCTCGGTCCATTCTACACGAAATCGGCCAGTGCACGAATTACCACCTCCACCACCAGAAGCACATAAAAGAGCTGCACGCTTCTGTGCTTCATTGTTCGTCGGGACATCACTTTTAACTAAGAATGATCCACCACCACCACCACCACCTCTACTAGAATCATCACTACTACCCCTTTGTCCAACAACTATATTCAATTTTTCCGACTTGGTCAAGTTGAGATCCAAAACTTGTACTGCCCCATAACCTTTTTCTCCACCACCCTTTGCACCGGCAATCTCAATCTCATACGTCCCTGTTGCGGGCACGGTCCATTTCTGTATTCCGTCAGACACTGAAAAGTAACTAGGATTATTTACCCAACTTGGTGAATAACTATCCTTGCATTGATCGAGTGTTGGACCAAAGCGTCCCGTTGCCCCCGCATTCGTAAACGTGAACGATGTAAAGGGGTACTCTGGGCACGTATCATCATCTTGTGGATCTTCATTTGTGGATTGACACCCTTCAAGTCCTGGGCGCGTCCATATTCTTTTCCCATTTTCACACTGCCCCGGTGTCCATGATCCTAATAAATTTTCGGCACAACATGCATCATCATCTATGCGATCTTCATTTATGGATTGACACCCTTCATTTCCCCGTCGCGTCAATTTTCTTTTCCCATTGTCACACGGCCCTGGTGTCCATTCTCCTAAGAAATAATCGGCGCAACATGAATCATTATATTCAAACTTTTCGTTAGATTCATTACACCCTTCTATACCTGTTCGGTTATATTTGAATTTCCATACACCTTCTTCATCTTGGAAACATTTGTTGCCAACCTCCCCGTCCCGCTCCTCGAAAACCTGTTCCCATTCTCCGGCGAATGTTTTGTGGCAACAATCCCTGTCCGACTCACCTCCACACGAGAGCCATTTACCTGTAGGTATAGAGAAATCTACGTCAAAAAAAAAATTTTTCGCCACTTCAGAGGTTATTTCGTCCATCGTTATGTAGAATAATTTTTCTTGTAAAGGACCTTGCTTGTATGTTTTGAAAGTTGCAGTTTTGTCTAAATATTCTGTATTATCATAATTCGCAGTCGAACTTTTCGATAAAAGGTAAAGATTAGCGCCGTCGGCACCTTCTTTATGTTTTATTCTATAAAGTGGATCGGTAATTCCGGTACCTTCAAGCTTAAATGCCTTACCATCATTACCAAATGGAGACATATAAATTTCTTCCCCTTTTCCAAAATTAAGCTGACCTTCGTGATCATAAATAAACACATATTTCTTATTTGTAGTGGCTTCAGCTGATGGTATATCCATTCCCATAGACTGTAAAACTAAATCGAGTTCCCCACCGGACTGTTCTAACCCTACAGAAAGATCCGATTCTGATACTGCGATCTCTACTGGGGTTCCGGTACCACTTTTTTCTGGAGTTGTATAATTTATAGAAAAATTATGAGTTCCCTTGACATTTTCACCCTCCAACGATTGAAACGTTAATTCTATACCTTCATTATTTTTCCATTTCTCACTCGGCACGGCGACCGTCTGATCCTCACCTTGATCCGCTCGTTTACGTGTAATACTAAGCGCAGTTAGAACTTCAGCTCCTCCTGTTATCTTCATTGAATACTTAAAACTAGTTCCCTCTGACATGGCAATAAAATCATCCGGTGTATACCTTTCCGTAAACCAAGGTTTGTAACTCTCAGTCTTGGATAACTGCACACGCATGACTTCAAATGTAGGGGTCTTTGGTTCACCACCTCCCGAATCTTTCTTTTTCTTTTTCTTATTTGAAGTAGTTATGTATATAACAATGCCGATGATGATCATGGCGAAAAATAGTACGATCATATATTTTTCATTCATCGTCGCTTATAATAGTAAAATAATTTATTTAATCTGCATTTGAAGGAAACGAACGACCCTGACCCCATATAATACGAACCGCCCCATTTCCTCCATCCGCCCCATTTCCGGTGTCGTTTCCGGCATGACATGAACCAGCACCACCACCGTAAAGACCTCCAGAACCCCCTACTCCGGTAGTCTCATCAGTTGATAAATTACCCATCCCCCCACCCGAACCACCACCACCCGCAATATTGGCAGCTACTTGATCGGCTTGTGTGGTGGTAGTATCACTCAAACCAGCGGCACCATCCGATTTCTCACCATAGAGACCGACCCCACCACCACCGGCACCACCATAAGATGCGCCCGTCGCATGTACCAGTCGTGCTCCACCACCACCGCCACCACCACCAGCCCCAGCGGTAGCATCGATTACGAAGGCGCCGATGCCCGTCGATCCAGCCCCTTTACCCCCCGCACCACTGTACCCACCGGCACCCCCCCCTCCTGATGATATATAGTTAGGTGGCGATGACCATCTACCTTGACATGTCCCACCAGTCCCTCCACCGTCGTACGTACCCTCCGGACCCCCACCTGTAGGAAGGTTTTCAAGGACCTCATAACCTTTTCCGGGACCACCACCATGTTGCCCCCCAGATGCAAAACACGCCCCGCTGGGCCATCCATCGCCCCAGCGGAAAACAGAATTACCACCATTTGAAGAAGATATTGACCCAGGTAAACCTTGTCCATTGTAACCGGCCCCACCAGCTCCTACTGAAACACTGTACGAATTTCCAGGAACAACAGTTATGTCATTTTTATATGCGAGTCCACCCCCAGCCCCACCAGTTCCAAACCAATTGCGCCCCTTACCAGAAGCCCCCCCACCACCTACACATACCACACAAACACTGGTAACACCAGTGGGGGCTACCCAAGTATATGTACCAGGGGTGCTAAAAATTTCTTCTCTACCATTTGAAATTGTAGAACCAGAACTTCCCACATTTTCAGCTAATTCAAAAAAAAAATTTTCCGCAGCGGTCGCCGAATTTGCATCTGCTGTTATATAGAATAATTTATTGTTTAATTCACCATCCGTAAACTTCTTTTTAGATTTATCTGTGCTTAAATATTCGGTATCTGTAAAATTAGCATTTTCAGAAAGTGCCAATAAATATCCTCCTCTATATTTTACTCTATAAAGTGTATCGGTAATTCCGGTACCTTCTAGTTTAAAACCTTTACCATTTGTACCCTCTACGGGTGACATATACACGGGACCCTGTGCATTAAAATTTACAACTTTTTCAGAATCATAAATATATATTTCTTCCCTTTCTGCTGAAAAGGCAACGTTTATACCACCCGTTTCTACGGGAACCATTTCTAATTCTTCTGACCCTCCACTCTCCAATTTTACAGATAATAGATTTTCTGTAATATTAATTGTATGAGGTCTATTTCTAGTCACATTATCATCCGGTGTCGTGTAGTTTATAGAAAACTCGTGTTCACCTTTAGCGTTTTCACCCGTTTGTACTGAAAAATCTACATTGATATCCTTGAGGTTATCAGGTTCCGATTGCATCCAATCAGATTCTGGTACTTCTTCAATTTGATCGGAACCTCCATCCGCACGTTTACGTGTAATACTAAGATTTTGGAGTAGATCAACGCCTCCGTTTATTCTGAATGTATACGTGAACTTGGCTCCTTGCGACATAGCTACGTATTCATCCGCTGTATACCTTTCCGTAAACCAGGGTTTGTAATTCTCAGTCTTGGATACCGTTATACCTACGACTTCAAATGAGAGGGTCTCGGGTTTATCATCCCCTGAATCTTTTTCATCTTTAGAGTTGGTGTATATAACAACACCGACGATGATCATGGCGAAAAATAATATGATGATAAAATTTTTGTTCATCGTCGCTTATAGTATAGTAGCAAAATATTTAGAGAATTCATTCGTGTAAGATACATAAATGTCTAAAGCAATTGGTATTGATCTTGGAACAACGTATTCTTGTGTCGGCGTCTGGCAAAATGATCGCGTCGAAATCATCGCGAATGATCAAGGTAATCGGACGACTCCATCCTATGTCGCGTTTACGGACAGTGAGCGCCTGGTAGGTGATTCAGCTAAAAATCAAACAGCTATGAATCCGACGAACACCGTTTTCGACGCGAAACGTCTCATTGGTCGTAAATTTTCAGATTCCAAAGTTCAGGAAGATATCAAAGATTGGCCGTTTAAGGTTGTTTCCGGTCAAGGTGATAAACCCATCATCGAGGTTGATTTCAAGGGTGATAAGAAACGTTTTGAACCTGAAGAAATCTCTTCTATGGTTTTGGTGAAAATGAAGGAGATCGCCGAAATGTACATGGGAACGGATGTTAAAGATGCTGTGGTGACAGTTCCAGCCTATTTTAATGATTCACAGCGTCAGGCTACGAAAGATGCGATGGTCATCGCGGGTCTGAATTGTCTTCGTATTATTAACGAGCCCACAGCCGCTGCTATAGCGTATGGGTTGGATAAAAATAAGAATGACGATACGAACGTTCTCATATTCGACCTCGGAGGAGGTACGTTTGATGTATCACTTCTTAACATAGAAGATGGTATTTTCGAAGTCAAAGCTACCGCCGGCGATACACATCTCGGTGGTGAAGATTTCGATGCGCGTCTTTTGCGCCATTTCCTAGATGAATTTAAGCGTAAGCATAAGAAAGATTTTTCCGGAAACCCCAGAGCTTTACGTAGGCTTAGAACCGCGTGTGAGCGTGCGAAGCGTACTCTCTCATCTACAGCTCAAACGACTATTGAAATTGATTCATTGTATGATGGTATAGATTTTTACACGTCCATAACTCGCGCTCGTTTCGAAGAACTGAACATAGATCTTTTCCGAAAGTGTATGCAACCCGTGGAACAAGTCCTTCGCGATTCTAAAGTGGATAAGTCTAAGGTTGATGAAGTAGTACTCGTAGGAGGTTCTACACGGATTCCCAAAATTCAACAGATGCTTTCCAGTTTTTTTAATGGTAAAGAACTTAATAAATCAATCAACCCAGATGAAGCTGTAGCTTACGGAGCTGCCGTACAAGCGGCTATTCTTTCCGGTGTCGATAACAGCACCGTTCAAGATCTTCTACTACTCGATGTCGCACCCGTTTCCCTAGGTCTGGAAACCTCGGGAGGTGTCATGACTAAAATTGTGGATAGGAATACCACAATTCCAACTAAGAAGGAACAGATTTTTTCAACATATTCTGATAACCAAACATCCGTCACTATCCAAGTATACGAAGGTGAACGCGCTCGTGCGCAAGATAACCATTTACTCGGTAAATTCGATTTGGGTGGTATTCCTTCCGCGCCCAGGGGTGTTCCACAGATTAACGTAGCGTTCGACATCGACGCGAATGGAATTCTAAACGTCACCGCGGAAGATAAAGCGTCGGGTAAGAGTGAAAAGATCGTCATCACCAATGATAAGGGTCGCCTTTCGAAAGATGATATCGAGCGTATGGTTAATGACGCAGAAAAGTACAAGGATGAAGATGATAAGTATAGAGCGAAGGTGGAAGCGATCAATAACTTTGAGGCTAACGTCTTTGGAGTCAAGAGTATGATAGATAAGCTAGGCGATGAAGATAAAGCGCGTGTAGAAGAAAAGGTTAATGAAGCTATAGCGTGGATAGATAACAATAGATCCGCGGAAATAGATGAAATTGAACACCAACAGAAAGAGTTTAGGGAATTTGTAGATCCGATTATGCAGTCCGAAGAAAAGGGTCCCGTCATAGATGAGATGGATTAAAACCTAAGTCATTTAGAGAAATAGTACTTTTTAATAAAGAAATGGATATCCACAAGGTATTCGACAAAATTCACGACCAAATTGAAAATCACAAAAATGATGAGCACGTCGAAATAGAAATGCGTCTCGGAAAATTTAACGGAAAAATGTTCGACACAAATGTCGGTAAAGATAACTTTGATAAAGTCATGACCGGTCTCCAAAAGTATAATCAATGGGAACAAGTTGTATTGTCCGATCAAGAGGTATTTTATAGAGAACGCGACAACACTCGAATCACCGTAGATGATAATACGGGTGATGAAACCATCATAAAAAAAGAGCGTGTGAAGAATGAAGATTTCAAAAGGCTCAAAAATTCACCTTATGATTTACGTATAAGTATTTCTAAGGAATTACCCATTCAAGATCTCCAAGATCGTGAGATGGACAAGAAGAAGACAAAGACGCGTGTATCGTTTATTCGTAAGAATCTTTCTATCGATATGACTAAGTGTACGGGAGACATGCATGATATGGACGCGGAAGATCATGTCACCTACCAGATCGAACTGGAAATTGTCGATCCCAGTAGAGTTCAAACCAAGGATGAGCTGTTCAACATACTCCATAAAGTGAAAGACGTTATTAGTATTTTAGGAAACGCAAAGTAATATGATAATTTAAAGATTAAACTATATACAAAGTAATGCACGGTTTCTATAATAATGGAAACACGTGTTATTTTAACTCAGCTCTACAATGTGTGTTGAGAATACACGATCTCTCCTCACATATTTTACGAAATAATTATGAAAAAGAATGCACATTCACTAAACTCTATAAAGAACTTGTAGGTATTTATTTCAATAAAGAAAACTTTCTTAAAATTAACATTGAACCTTTACTTCACACGTTTCAAGAGAAATTTCCCAGATTCAAATCCCTGTACCCACACGACTCTCAAGATGCTCTATTTTGTATAATCGACATACTCGAGCAAACGTACCCGTTTACAAAAACGCTCGTGTACGGTAAAAAAACGCAAACTACTATATGCCCCTCGGGAACCACGACACTAGACGAACCATTTTCTGTTTTACTTCTTAATGGAGATAAGCCTAAAGTGAGTGAAATGATGTCAACCTCTGAAAAATGGAATGTTCTTGATAATTACGTAGATAACGCTGGGGTTGTACATAACGTATCGACGACGCGTGATGTTATATCGGAGTATCCTAAGGTGTTATTTATTTCATTCGACAAAAAGGTAGACGTTGTGGCAGATGAAATAAATAATTACGAACTTTGTGGGAGTATTTTGCATCATGGAAGTCAGTTTGGTGGTCATTACAATTCTATGATTAAACTATCTGATAATTGGTTCATGCAAGATGATGAAATCGTTACTAAACTCGACTTCAAAGAAAAGGCACCACATCATGTACTCATGTACATTTTAAAAAGTCGCTCATAATTATACCTTCTTTTATGTTGACCAGTGTCCTATAAAAAGTTCTCCTACTATTCGGAAAGGTTTTATCATACCTCCGCATAATAGGCTTCCACCACATTGGACTATCATTCAACATGTATTGACACTCGATAATGGAATCTTCTTGAACATCTATATGTTCGGGAACTTGATACGTGTGGATCTCGGATTCAAACATAAGTTTTCCCCTTTCTTGTACGTACAGTTTCCATAGATCACCCTTTCGTTTAAATTGAAAATCGATCGTGTTTTTATCTTTAGGTTTCCATTTGAACATGGTTTCGTGTGTACCCTTTTGAACTGGATCTTTAACAGGTGTGAAAATCAATCCATCAATTTCTTGTTCAACCGTTGGTAAATATTCGTTCATGAACTTTTCAAATTCTGCCATAACATGGAACGTTTTAATTTTGAATTTTATGGGATCGTATTTTAGCACGGTTAACATTTTTTGTAGTTCTTCCATATGTTTTAATCGATCGATCATATCATTTTCTCCAATTTTTGAACCTCGAACCATCATACAATCGTATGCCATGAACGTATCTTTATACAATTCACCTTCGATTATGGTTCCGTCGTATATAGGTTTACGAAAATTTAAAGGGCATGTGTAGACGTCGAGTGCCCTATTAACCAAAACGCACGTCTTTTTGTTATTGTACATGAAGGCCAATAACATGAATCGTAAACCGTCAGTTTTTTCACACACGAGATACTCGTTTGAACTCAATATATCAAAGTGTCTGTATTCTATAGACACTGGCTGAGCCCCCGGAAAAAACCCTTTTACTTTCCACGCACGTTCCATGAACGAAATCGCATATGTGTAAAGAGGATCGTCTCTATTTACAGATAGACGTTGCATTATATCTTATATTTTAGGGTTAATCTTTAAGTTGCTTTAACACCGGCTGAGTTGAGTAAATTACTTATGCACTCGTGGGTGTACGTAAATGTTAGTCGAGCACCAGTGAATGCGATAATTCTCGCACCAGATTCTTTTAATTTTTCAAACATAACGTTTGACTTAGGGTAAATTTTATGATTTCCGGTTCTCTTATCTTTCACACATTTGTATACATTTTTACAAATCATCATCCAAGCCCTAGCAGAAGATTCGTTGACTTTATACATACTCTCTGAAATTTTAGGGCCTACGTCGGTATCGAAGTTTAGACCCATCTGATTAGTCGGTTCAGACGATTTAGATTGGACTTTTTCTTTAAACATTTCCCAATCGATCCCTTCATTGACACCTGGAAATACGAGGACGTCTAACCCTGTATACTCTTCTACCACTTTATCGAGTGATCCAGGGTCTATCCCCACACCAAAGTCTATAAAGAATATCCTATCAAAAGATTTAATACAATTGCTTATCATGTCAGACTTTTCAAAGGGGTCATCGTTCACAAAAATAAGTTTGTTCGAATATCCCTTTTGAATACACCTAATATTTAACTGAAGAATAGCGTGAAGAGTTTTTACGTGGCAAGATTTACCACGGGTTGTTATGATAGTAGCAATATTCATGAGAAATTATAGTTTCTAAGCCTTAAGCCTTTCATCTAGAGATCCAGTAAAAGGGAGATTACCCACGTGCCCCAATGATGTTTGACAATCGGCGAAAATTTGACCATCCATCTGTTGCCATCGACGACAGAAAGCGTAATCTTCAGATAAATACCTTCTAGACTCTGGGTCTATCATACAATCAAATAAAGCACAATATTCATCAAAGTCTCTGTTTTGGTGATCGTTTTTACAATTAAGAGTAGACCCATAATGTTCATGCATTCTAGTGAGAGCTTCTCTAGAAATCATCATAAATCCAGTGGGTCCATCCAACACTTCAACAAATCCATTAACTACGGAACGTCGCTTAGCGCCTATGTTAGCGACCAAGCTGGCGGACATCATGTTCATATCACGCTCGTCTCCATTTTCAATACCTTCTTTCACTTGATCCCACATGACAACCTTTTTAGGATAAATAGCAACGGATACGTCGTGTCCAGATTTTATAAGGCGAACCACGGATACTGGATCAAAGTGTACATCCGCATCTATAAACATAAAATAATCGGCGTCTGTTTTTTGCATAAATCTACCTATGGATACATTTCGAGCACGATGAACCAAACTTTCGTTCTCAGTCGTGTCTAACATTAACTGAATACCTTCTTTCATTAAAAGAATCTGAAGGTTAATAATACTCGACATGTACTTTTCCAAGCACATACCCCCGTAGCAAGGGGTACTTAAAAATAGTTTAGTCATACTACATTAATATTACACTTTATCCTCTAAATAACGTTTAACTATGAGTATAATCTTATTAAGTGTGGGAATGGATACTGAACATTTATCGGAAATAATACTCTTTGAGTACTTCTTTTCCAATACCATAAAAATAATGGCAGTGGCCACACTATTAGGAGATTTACTCATCAAATCTACACATTCCTCCAAGGCTGTACATAATTTATTACACGCGAGCCTTTCTTCGCGAGAGACCTCAAATGAATTCAATAAACGTTGCATGACGTTATATGGCTTTGTAACGTAATTTTTATCGGTAGCCTCATCTTTGATCGTATCTTTAAAAATCTGAGCCGTGCGACTTATATCCTTACTCTGAATACCAAACATATCCGCGATATCTTTCGTTGTACGAGGAACCTGTGCTATTCTACACGCGTATAAAACACAATTAGCTTTTATACCCGATCGAACAGCTCCACGTGTAAGCTTAGATTCGTTGAATTTTTTATAAAATGTTTTGGCATCCCTAAGAATACCATCTGGTAAAGATATACAAGCTTCGTCAATGTCTTTGTACGCGTGGTACAATGAACGATCTTTATGATTCATAGAGCTATGAAAATTTATTTTGGCCATTCTTTTCAATTCATATGATGGTCTCCCTTTTGTTGATATCAACGTCCCTTTACCCCACGCGTAGGAAAAGAGTTCCTGATTTGCGACGGGTACCGTACACCTAGCTGGATCGCTTACACGCCCATCGTCGGTGACACCACTCGTCCACTCAGCAGTATCATCTATATAAATAGAATCAACTACACCACATTCGGAACATACCATCCCTTCACGCGTCAATATCTTAGTTCCTGAGCAAGAACTGCATAATCTATTATCAACTGGCTTGATTGTTGGTTTTTGTTTAAGGCGATCAAGATCAGCCCAAATAGTAGCCAGTATTTCTGTATCCATTACGATGTATTATTAAATTTATCTAGCTTTTTTCCGCACTTAAGTTAAAAATTTACATTATCTACTTGAGTTTTAGCACGTTCTTCAATTTTATTAACCAGTTCCTTAAATTTCAAAGATCCTGGGCTGGAAGGCTTCCACTCGTTCCATTCTTTATCTACAAGTTCGTGATCAGGTGGTAAAGACACGTTGCCATCTATTTCACTATCAGAAACGACAAAACCTTCCAAGTCTGTGTCTTCGTCAGTTTGATCATATATATAACTATCTTCGTCTTCTATATCTATCTCACTGTAGTACGCATACATATCGTCACCTAAACGTTTCATTTCAATATCTTCAAAAGTGGCTTCCCCCGTGTGGTGTTCCATGACACTTTCATACGGGGCGGGCAACATCTCTTCGTTCATCTTATACACACACGCCGACTTGTAAAAGGATTCTGTTGCATTAAGATACTTAATACCTAACGTTGAACCGGTGTTCATA